CCCGGCCCTAAGCACGCACCAAATCTCCAGTTTAGAGCCCGATGTTATTCTTGCCTCGCCTCCGGGCGACAATGATTTAATCCATTGCCAGATACCACTCTCTCAGATATTCTTGAGATAACATGTCGGAAGGACCATACTTCCTCAACATGAGCTTTTCCAGAAAAATCGAAACTTCACTATCCAAAGCGTACAAATGTCTATAAGAATCAAGAGTTTCTACACCCACATTCTCTTCTAAATATTTGAGTAAATACATATGCTTAGCTCTATAAGCTGGGACACACGAATTTTCCGTTATGACATGTCCACCAAAAATAATCGGAAAGCCGAGGTCATATTCCTTAATAATACAACCAAGACCCGTCAAATTCTGTATATAAGTAGACACATCACGCGGTTTTTCTTGAACCGTATCATCACCCAAACTAAAAATCAGATCATCCTCCGACCCGCCGGCAGCTAAATGAATAGCAACCTGCCAGATCGAATTAAACCCGATCGTTCCCAACATTCCCGACTTCATAATTCCATCAACAAGCTGATTGAACTCACAGCCACACGAAGGTTTAAAAACCGGACCACCCGCACCAAAGCACGAGAAGAAACGATTCTTAAAAACGGAATTCCACTCTTCATCCCTACAAAAAATCATCCTAGGCAACAGTTTTTCCAAAAGCATAATATGCCAAGGTCCAACCGTCCAATCCCAAGACGACTTATCAATAGAAATCGGAGTTTTATCCCGAAAACTCTTCGCTAGCCATGCGAACCCACCTCCACTAGGTGCCCAACCCGCTTTCGACGGTATCTCTCGATGTTTCGCAATCATCGAATCGAGCCAGTTGCCATAAAGAATAGCATCAATCATAGTATCGGTTAAACCGACACCTGATATCAATCTCCATGACTTCTTATCGACTTTAGACTGCTTATGGGGTTCTTGTTTTATGAATACAAAAATCGGATCAGAGACCGGACGGTTAATTAAATCAATCCACCGCTGTTTAACGGCAGACTCAAACATAACCATCCGGTCTTCCTGAACGTCAATACCATCGAAACCAAAAAGGTCTCGATTAGTCGGATAATTTTTTTTTCCAAGGCCAACCCGGCGATGAATTCCAATCCACACGACTCATAACAAATTTTTTAAAATTTTTTGGCCATCCATCATAAACGACTTTTGTACTTGAATAAATCCTTTCCAATTGTCGCACAACAGACGGTATTTTTTTATAATTACGCATATCAAAATTACATAACGCTTCACGATATCTACAAGAATGAAAACAAAGTGACTCATCTACAGCAGCACCATCCACGTCTGGCCACGAATAACCATCCATATCTGGCGCGATAATGTGCATTACTTCTGACTCGACGTAGACGCTTTCGTTAACGATCCGGTCTTTAAAGGGTCTTCCTTCGCAGCTATGGTTTCGACACCTTTCGCTGCTTCGGCAACAACCTTTACTACCAGACCCCGCTCTACTAGCGCCTGCATCAACTCTTCCACAGCATAACCGCTGGCCACTGCTTTGTCCAAAATCCCCGCTCGAATATCTTTTGCTTTCGCTTCGCGGACTATTTTCGGTACCGCCTTCACTGAAGACACATCGACATTCACAGAGGTCTTGGCATGTTTCACTTCCGTCAATTCCTTCTTCAAAGTTTCGTTTTCTTTTACCAGCACCTCCCGTCCTTGATCCCCTTTGGGAATCATCGTCAACATCTTCTCGATTTCTCGATAACGAGTTGATAACGAATCCTGTAGGGCTTGTAGCAACATCACTTTCTCGTCCAATTGACCCATCAACTCCGCATGTCTCTTCAAATAGGCTTCCGCTTGGTCGGCCGAGCATTGCTCGGCCATCTCCAAGTTTTTTGCCTGTATCTCATTGACAGCATCCGTGACGGTTTCAAAAACCGGTTCCGCGACATCACGATAATGAGGAGGAAAACTTTCTGATAAGTTAACCTCCACGATCCTTTCTGGATTTTGCTGGCCCACCTTCTTCGATGATTTCTGGGAAAGCTCCATGGGTACTAATTCCGATCTTGCTTCTTCAATATCATTCTCCAAGAGATGTATATCTACATTATGATATCTTCCGCCTACAAAAACTATCGCCTCATCCGGAGCATACTTCGATCTTTGATACTTCAACGGGCCCCTCTTTCGACGAACCCGTTGCAACCATTCCGCTGTTTCCTCTGGTTTTTGCAAAAGCGACATTATATAGGTCGCACTGACACCATAATTGGTCTGACCCCCGCCCAAATGAATCCCTGCGATGTTCTTAGCTACCATATAAGGTGCGCCGGAGAATCCTCCTTTCGTCGAACCACGATAAACTACTCCGCCAAAGACGTAAACGTCATTGACGAGAGTACCGAAGGACATTTCAGGATCTTTACTCGATGAAGTGAGTGTTACCATCATTTCACCTTCAATACCAATAATAGCAGCCTTAACCAAACCAAGTTGTGAAAACGTGGCTTCTGAAAGCTGTATCGCGGCTAAATCCCCATCAATAACCGTGAACTTTGATGTTTCAAACTTAATTGCGTCAGACTCGGTTGACCTCATAATCAAAGCAGCTAAGATTTCTTCGCTAGCTATGACATGATAAGGAACAACCAACCAATTGTTTAGTCGCGTAGCTACACCTAAGTAGCCTTGCAACCTCCCACCTTGGTCGACTGAATACAACGCAATTTGCGTTTTCGGTATTTTCGATCGTGGCACATTTAAAAACACTGAACCCATTCTCATAGATTCCGGCTGTTTTTCATGTTTTTCGCAGGTATTCTTGCAAGTGCAAGAGACACCGTGACCATCAAAAGGTCCAAGTCCTGGTAGAGGTATTTTCTCGAAGGACACTGTTGTTTGTATCCTCCGATTCCACCAAACCGTAAAAGCCGTAAACAAGACGACAAATATTGTCGTTACCCAACAAAAAATGAAAAGGTAAGCAAAATAAAAATCATCTTCGACGTACTGATGCATGATTAAGACTTCTGATAATCGTTAAATAGTTTCAAATTGAACTTTTT